TTCATAGTATTAGATTAAGGTTAATAAAAAAGATTGGCTGTCTGGGAAGATAGCCTTTTTTTGTAACCATTGGCAATATCTTTTCTTTATTAATCACCTGGTCGTTCATACCGTTTCTTCAATTGTTTCAAGACTATTTCCATGCCGTTATCAAGCCCTTTCTTATACCCGGCTACATTCTCCCCTATATTGTAAACCAAACAGCCTGCAACAATAAGGACTACTCCTAAAGCTCTATGCCAATAAGGGAGTGATATGCTGAACGGTGAAAATGTCAACCGGAAATGCCCGATAAACAATACTGCGATGATGAATATCGCAATAAAGAAAATGAGGTCTGTTTTCATATCTATTCCTTATATTAAATTGGGGCTATCGTAAATATTACTGACGATTGTCATAGTCTGCCATTCGCCTAAAGGTTTCATGCCGACTTCTTTTTCAAAATCGAATTGTAATGCGAATGTCGCGAGTTTTTTGTTCCACAATACAAGAGCTATCCATTGACCACATACAAGTATGTCACCTTCGTATATTTCTTTCCCGTTCTTATCGCACAAGCCGGTAAACTGCCCAACGGTTTCAGCCCATACGTCATCGCACCGGCAGTCTTCTGGGGAATATATCTTCGCCTTGTCCGTGAGGATAAGTCCGTTTTCGTCCCTTCCGGCAGTATAGAAAAAAGAGAGAAATCCATATACCCATTTCCCCGTATCAGTACTTTTACCTCTGAATTTTATTTCACGCTTCATAATCACTTTTACTATTCTTTAATTTGTTATACTCATCCTCAATACATTTATTGATTTTAGCGGCCTCCTCGTATCGTTCCTCATTAATCATTGCGCTTTTCAGCCATTCAAGTTGGTTTATATAAATGAATCGGTTACACTCTGAAACCCTACGGGTGTATTCCCTTATCTCATTCAGCTTGTCCTCCATGCGCCTATGCCATCTGCTTACCATGATTAGGACAAATCCTAATGCAATGGCATTGAATAAAGTGATGGAGATTTTAATTATCAGTTCCACGGTTTCCATAATAATTTTAATCAATCAGTTCAAATTCGTAAGCAAATACATAAGGGTTACTTCCCCATGTGTCACGACCGGAGACTTTATCTATAAGGGCGGCAAAGGCTAATTGAGGTGTAGAATAGGTAATTCCCCATCCAACCTTGTCAGCGGCTTCTTTTAAAGAAAGACACGGGTAATAACTGATTAAACATTGTGGGGCTTTGGTAGGAACGGTATGCGTTACCTTTACAACACCTTCAGCCAGGCAATCTTCATCGCTAATGTCTTGCAACCGTTCTATCTTGATGTTGGTAATGCGAATATGGTGGGGCATAAGGTCAGCGCGGACAAACATTTTATTTTTCCAGCCGGGTGCGAATTTAGTTTTAGTATAAAATCCTATTCCGTCCCTATCATTAAGTGCAATTTCGGGATTCATCCCTAAACTTTCATAACTTTGCGCAATGGCAAGAACTTCACCAACCTTGTATTTTGACAATATCTCGCCCATATCAAACTCTCTTTCATCTGCATCATACATACAAGGCCAACCAACAATCTTTTTATCAGAATGGCGTCTGTGTATATTGAATCCGGCAACCCATTCTCCTTTAAAAGTTCTTGGACATTTGATTATTCTTCTCGTCATAGTCTTCCGACCATCCAATACGGCTTGGGTTAAGCTGTATTTATCATTAAACATTATTTTCTTCATTGCTGTTTCTCCTCTACCCTTTCAAAATGTACATTTTGCTTGTCTTGTCTGGTATAAGAAATGCAATTATAATCACTACATTCCGGTTTAACATAAAAATAGCATTTATCACAACCGCACATAATATCGCTATCTTTTTTCACGATAATTTTTTCTCCATTGCATTCAAATATTTCTCCGATTTTCATTTCTTGTCTCATAATCATATAAGTTTTAAACATTCCACCAAACCGGCTTCAAGTGCTTCCTCGTAGGTGTCCCACAGACCGCCATCATTAGTCCCCTTGGAATCATCATCTTCCTGCCACGTTCCGTTATCGGCTTTCACTATAGCATAGCCGTACCCTACAGCACTTCGGTATATTTCAATATGTAAATTCTTGGTTTCACGCAGCCACCTTTGGGCTAAAGATTGTGTAGGCAAAGAAAAACATTGTTTTGGTAGATTACTGTTGGTTCTATATAAGGTTACTCTTAGTATATTATCAATATCAATAACATTTTTGCAATACTCATTGAAGCCTTTCTCTTTCAGCAGCTTTGCCGTTTCTAATGTTACAAATTCTTCTGTCATAGCTGTATAAATAGTCTAATTGTTAGAACAATAGTCGTAATGATAAAGATTAATGCGAAATGTTTCCATATTTTTACAGTAACCTCTAAACCGTGCTTCTGTTTGTCAAACTCACTTAAAGCATAATTCAAAGCCTCGTCTTTCAGCCCCTTAAGCTTGTCATTCAAAGCCTCGGTTATATCGTCTGCGATAGCATACTTTACCTTTTCTGATACGGATTCCGGATAACCCCTCTCTTCATAATTCAATTCATTCAACAAACTATGATGGAATACATAAGGTATTCCATTCACTTCATAGAAAAGTTCGATACCGCTTTCTTTGACATATTTCAAGAACCTTTCCTCAGCAATCTCATTTATCCTTTCCTGGTTAGATTCTGCCTTATTCTTTATCTCGTTAAAATATTCCTCATCAACAATCATACAATTGTTTTCAAGTTTCATTACATGTGCTTTCATAATTATTCTCCTTTCAGTTTCTTTATCAGTGCATCAGCAAAACAAATACTTAATTTTGCCATTATACTTGAATCAACATTTATAAGTTGTTTCTGTGAATTGCTACAAAATCCTTGCATTGCCGCCTTCGCCAGTTCATAACGCCTCTGTTCCCAATCAATTTTCTTTTCTTCCATCTTTACCCTCCTTATTAATTTTAACAAACCCCTTTTGAATGCACCAACACAGCATATAATAGGCTGCATCTATCAACTTCGGCATTTTTTCTAAATGAACGGTTCCATTATTAGTTACGTCTACATATTTGAACCACCACAGCCCCACTTTCTTAAATATGTACAAATCATATATCTGTATAGATTCTGGCAGCTTGTCGAGAATGTCCTGCAAGGTGTAAGTAGGGGTTGTTTCCCAAAAATTAGAATCCAGTTTTTGGTTTATTACATACTCATAGATTTCAAGCTCCCACGTTGCAGATTTATATGAGATAGCACGACACCAACACATGCTTGCATCGCTTGTATCTAATCCAAGCTCCTGCAAGTGATTCATCTGTTCTATTGATAATACTTGTTTTGATTTCATAATTCGTAAGATAAAATTACAACCGTTAATGCAATGAAAATAATTGCTACTATCAAGGCGATAGATAGACATCCCTTTTCGTATTCTTCACCTTTCGATGGTGTATTTTCGTTATACCAATCTAATGGATGTTTAAATTCCATTTCTCACTCCTTTCTTTCTCCTTTTTAGCTTTATCACAAGCCGACTTCTTCATTACATACGGACAATCGCAATTCCCGTATCTTTCGTTATACCAACAGCAATAATTACACTGATGCATCATTTACCCCTCCTCTTCTTTAGTATTATCATCATAAACAAAATCAGCAGAATCTAACTGTGCCTTTGAAATAGAGACCTTATTCTTATCTTGCCATTCCATAATCTTGTTATGTATTCTTCTGTTTTCTGCTGGCGTGATAAAGCCGTGAATATTCAAATAGGCCCGACATATAGTCGCTATCGCCAATTTCTTTCTATTTTCCATTGTTATTCCTCCTTTCTATTTTCTGCACCTGACTTTGTTCCATTTTTAAACCCCATATCAAACTCCTTTCCCGTAAATATTTACAAACTCGCTGACATCCATATAGTCTATACCGAAATTCTCGGCCGTTTTCTTGTCACTGTCCGAAAACTGTCCTTCAAGACCGCTTGCATCACCAATCATCAAACAATCTTTTTCGCTTAAACCATCATTCCATGATTTATAGTTGTTAAAAAGTTCTTCAAGCATTCCTGTATTCGGCTTTCTCATAGGGTTGTTTCTGTCATTACTTCCACAATACATAAAACGCGTATTAATGTCGCAATAATCCATTATACTGTCATTCACATACTCGCACTTTACATAAATGAATGATTCCGGAAACAAACCTTTTTCTATTCCTCCTTGATTTGTCACAATAAAGATTGCTTTAGGATTCAAATTCTTAATTGCATCCAGGACATTTATATCCCATAATTTTAATCTCCTTGTCAAATACAGTTTCTTATAAACTTTTTCCTGTCAATCATACCGTTTTCCGATTCTTCCACCAAGTCAAAAAATGTATCAGCAGAACAAACATGTTCGTCTATCATTATACATATTCCATCACCGGGATAATATTCACACGAAACATCATTGTTCCAATCTATATGCTTTTGTGCTTCTTTAGCTACATTATCACAAGCAAGACTATACTCTATATATTTATTAGCAGCTTTCCTTATTTTGTCAAATATATTTCCTTTTATTTCTTTGTCTCCTTCTTTATCTTTTCATAGCACTCTTTACAAAAAACAAACACCTTTCCGTTATTGATTTTAACTTTAAAACCATCTCTCCTTAAATCAGTGCAAGTAGGTTTTAATTCTGCATAGTGATTTAAACCATTTCCGCACAAATCACACGAAACTTCATACCGTTTCTTTATCATTTTCAATCTCCTTTCTCCTTAATCCGTTCCAGTACATCCTTGTTTACTTCGAGTATCTCGTCGAATGAGGGGATAGGTCTCCAATGAGTAACATATCCAGTCTTGATGTAGGGGTATATCCATTTATCCACTTCTCGCATTGCCATTTCATCAATACTACCATCAACAAATTTCACTTGACACATGCCTTTTGCTTGTTTGTTTGGTATTGCATCCTCTACGCTTATCCACGGTGATTGCTTTGCCTGCCATTCGACACCTTTTCTGAACATGTTTAGCATTGCTTGTTGCTGATATGCAAACTCACCTTTAACCACTATTGCATAGCTTGACATAAGCTCTTGCCATGCAGCTTCTTCTACCGTCTGTTTCATAATCATTACTCTTCAGTTGATATTAAATCATCCAAATACGCCCATTCATCAATGGCATCTTTGGAACACTCGTAATCATCACATTCTTCATCGTCCCAGCATTGCTCTGTTACGTTCCAATAGCGGACACCGTAACCAGTTCCAGTGCTTAACTTTCCATACACAAGGCATGGTATCTGCGGATAATGTTCATTTTCGTATTCTCCATGAGCTTGTGGCACTTCATCTTTAGTCTTATGCCATACGCTATTGATGCGCCAGTTCGCACCGACAATAAATCCGGACTTATAAATATTCTGCCCGACGATATTATATCCTTCAGCTCCTTGTTTGGCTGCTTCTTCTACTGTCTGTTTCATATATTTCTTATTGTGAGCAAGAACCACCGGTTTCCGCTCGTGTTAATACTTCATGTGCAGAAATGGCTTCTTTTTGCACATGTTAATCTCAATTCATTTTCCTTTTTCTATTCCGCTCGTTCTGTACCTCTGCCATACACATCTTGCACCATGACGCTTTCAGATGGTATTCCTTACCGTTACGACGGGCTGTCCTATCGAAGAACCTGGATAACGGAAGTGCTCTACCGCAACGGGTGCACAGTTTACGCTCCACTCCGTCAACCACCACCCGGTTACGGGGTTTCCTCCTCACAATCTCACATGGTCCGCATTCGGACGCACCGTACCTCCTGCAATATGCAAGTGAGTGCTTGCCGCACTTGGCGAAGGAGGTGCAATCCGAACGGGGAACTATCTGGTGAATGTTCATACGGCATCATTCATTAAGTCGAACAATGTGGGTGCACTGACCTCCATCTCTGCCTCATACAGATATGAAAGACTATCTTTCCAGTAGTCGTAATTGAGTTCGGTTGACAGACCTTTCCTCCCCAGATTGATAGCGCAATAGGGAACGGTGCCGATACCTCCGAACGGGTCAAACACCAGTTCACCCCTGTTTGAATACCGTTCAATCAATCTTTCGACAATATCCAACTGAAGGGGACAAATATGATTCTGCCGTTTCTTCTGCGACTGCTTAGTATTCAGCGTGCGCATCCGGGTGACATCATCCCATATCCAAGGCTTCTTGCTTACCGGGTCAACGGCCATGAATGTCTTTGGCAGTTTTCCGTATGCCTCCAGCTCTTCGGCGAATGATACGTGTTCCTCATAATCATAGACGTGCCCACGCTCGTAGTTCCTGAATAGGTGGCGTATCTTGTCAATGCCGGCCCCTTTCATGTCCTCGTAACTCAATAGAGAGTTACCCGAAGATTTCCAACTTGCATGAGCGTCTATCTGCCAACGGGCCAACGAATATTCGCTTTTGTTCTTGGTCACCGGCAAATCAGCATAAGCCCGTGAGGTGTCAGAAGGAAGCTTGCGGAAAAGAAGGACATATTCAGGACAACCGATACCCATCTTTGAACCGTCCTTGCACATCTCCGTATATCCAAGCCGATAAGTCTGGTTGTTCTCCCTTACCACATCCGTATCCACCGTGATGCGCCCCATGTAGCGGAAACCGTGTTTCATGTAGTGGAATACAGTCATTTCACTGAACGGGTCAATGGTAGGCATACCGTCACCAGTAGCGTTGCCGAACAAAACACGGTCTTTCACATGGATGCAAGCTAACCTACCGGGTTTAAGAATACGCATAAGCTCCGGTGTAAGATAATCCATCTGCTCGAAGAACTTGCCGTTGTCCTCATTATGCCCGAAGTCGTTATAGGTCGGAGTGTACTCATAGTGGTTGGAGAACGGGATGCTGGTTACAATCAAGTCCACCGAATTACTTTCCATAGTCTGGCATTCAAGAACATTGTCATTATTGATTGCCCTCCACAGTTTACCGGACTTTTCTTCCCTGCTAGCAAACATCCACCGCATCATCTTTTCCTCTGCCTGCAAGCCGAACAAACCGTTCTCGCGGACTATATCGGTCATCTTGGCTACCATCTCGCGGTGTTGCGCCCACTTCTGCATGAAGCTCTTGTATATCTCTCCCTCACTTTCCGCATAGACCAGATAAAGGTCAACCGGATGCTGCTGCATGAAACGGTAGATACGGGCTATCGCCTGGAACTTGTCGTTAAAACGGTAGTCGATGAACATGATTGCCTTATGGCAGTGGTACTGGAAGTTCAAACCTTCACCAAGCATCTCCGGTTTGGCGGCCAGATATTTCAGACGGCCGTCCTTAAAGTCCGCTATCACTTCGTCGGCTTCCTCATCATCCTGCGAGCCGTACACAGCCTTACATCCGGGTATGGCATCACACAAAGCCTTCCGTTCATTCTCCAGGTCATGCCATAAAAGGAAATGGTCGTCTTTGTTTTCAGGACGGTTAATGATTTCCACCACACGGACAATCTTTTCCTGCATGTTGTCCCGACGTTCTTTCGCTGCGTCGGCAAGTCCGAGAGCTGCCTCACGGAACATCTTCACTTGTCCGTCACGGTCGGTTCCGGCTGTGGAGTTGTCAACACTAACCACTTCTTCATGTACACGCAGTTCCGGCAATTCATATCCGGTATCGGGATAACCAAGGTCGGACGGTTTGGTGAGGAACAACGCCCATGTACTTACCCACAACCAGAACTCCTTCTCCTTGTGCGGATAAAGGGTAAGGTTATTCGCCTTCGTGCTGTCACGCTGAAAGAAACGGGTAAGTGCCTGCCCGGTATCCATCACACCGAGATAACCGGCATAATGTATCAGTTCCTTATATCTGTTGGGCGATGGCGTGGCGGTGGCGACAAAGCGGTAGGGAACATTCGCAAACAAGGGAAGGAACTCCTGATAGGTCTTGGTACCGAAACCACGTAATACGCTCGCTTCATCCAATGATGTTGCGGTGAAGTAGGAAGGTTCTATTCTTACACCATCTTCACCGTCGCGCACACGCTCGTAGTTCGTAACCATGATGTCAGTCGGGCATATCATCACATCAGCCATAGTTCGTACATAGGTCACTTTCATGTGCAGATGTTGTTCCGCTTGTGTAAGGAACTCAACCACTACACGTTTGGGACAAACTATCAGCCCTTTGCCGCCTTTGTGTTTCAGGACTACCCGAAGTATCTCCAACTGAGTAACGGTTTTCTGCATACTGAAACTGGAGAATATCGCACGGCAACCGCCAGACACCGCCCAGCGGACTGTATCTTTCACATGGGGATATAACGACGGTGTCAGTTCATCCGGATTGACCTCGAACCCGGTCTGACAGCTGATGGCCATCTTGTCTTTTAAAAATTCTATATATTCTTTCATTAAGCTACTTCTTTTAATTTCTTCAATCTTAAATCTCTAAGTTTTGCACAAAGTGCTTCGGCATTCTTCTTTGCCTGTGTAACCTCTACCGCATTTCCGATAAACTTCTTCTGGTCAGCTTGTGTACCAACTAACACATAATCTTCCGGAAAGCCCATGATACGTTTTAGTTCAGGAATGCGAAGCATCCGCATTTTAATATCCACTATGCCATACAGTGACATGAACTCCTTTATCTTCACGGTCATAGGACTATCATTGTCGTAGATTTCAATCGCTATCTGACCGCTTTCTGTTGCTACCAGATAGGGCGGCATCTTATCCATTCGTGCTATCAGGGTGAAGCAGGGGTTATCAACGGAGCTGCCAGCACTGTTGAACTGTGGATTCATCAGATAATGCCATTTCCGGTTTGCGGTTATTGTCTGTGCCGGTTCCTCTATGTTGCTACCAATATTTGAGAAAGAAGTATTCATAATCCAAGGCTTGCATGTTATAAGTTTTTGCTTGGGATTGGTTAAAATTGCCGGACAAATATTATCAATACTTGTATGTTGTCCTCCGCCGGAATACTCATTGGCGATAAACCTTGGAGTTACTAATGATAATATGTCTTTTGTTGTAACTGTCGCAGACGGCTCGTTTACCGAACGATTAAAGCCGTTCCCATAGTGCGCTGATACGAAGGCATGATGGTCCCTGCATGTGATTGTTCCGGCAGGCTCTTCCACTGATACATTCTTGCTTTCGGGATGTCCGCTGAATTGTTTGGAAAGAAAGCAAACTTGCGCTACTCCAAGTCTGTTTTGTGTTGTTACCACCGGACATGGTTCGTCAATCCCAGGAGCGTTATATTTCCCCGTACGGTTCATAGAATTATACTTCACGAGGAAGGCATCCTTTCCTCCGGCTACAAACTTGATAAGTCCGTTATAGATACGCTCAAGCGTTTTCTCTGCAAGAGGCTTTTCCCTGAAGATGGTAGTTCCTTCATCAGAGAAATCAAGTACATCCTTTACCGGCTTCCACTTCTCCAGCCGCGAAAACATATCTTGCCTACCACCCTTACAGTGGGTCGGTTCAGGGAATACTATCGGCAAACTCTTTTTAGCAAAGATGCCGAAGAAGCGTTTTCTTGTGGTATAGGCGCCGAAGTCGGCAGCATTCAGGATACGGTGTTCAAAGTTGTAACCATATTTTTTCACGTTGCGTACCCACTTCTGATAAAGTCTTCCTTTATCCATGCTGATAGGTTTCCCATTCTCATCCATATCTCCCCATGACATAAACTCTTCTACATTTTCAATCTGAATGTAGTCAGGGGCTATAACATCAATATAACGGAAGAGATGTTCTGCCAGCGTCCGGCTATCAGCATCTCTCGGTTGACCGCCTTTAGCTTTCGAGAAGTTGGTACACTCCAAAGAAGCATGAAGCATTATCATCGAATCAGGATATAATTCACGGATACGTTCAACAATAGTATTTATCGGTGAAAGCTCCAGTGTACGAATATCCTCAATGAAATGAAGTGCATCAGGAATGTTGGCATCATGTGAAAGGATAGCATTCTTATCGTGATTCACACAGCAAACGACTTTTGCACATCTATTGCCATTTAAACGGGCTTCTTCCACGCCTTCCGACAAACCACCGGCCCCACAGAATAGGTCTATGACAAATAATTCAATGTCGGACAACCCTTCTAAGCTGCATAATATCTCTTTCAATGATTTCATAACTCAATCAATCTCCTTCGGTTTCCAGTCATTAGGAACTTTTGCCCATTCTCTGAAGCTACCATTGGCTACGGCGGCGTCAATTAGTTGTTTTCTTGGTTTCATAATCGTGTGTCTTTTTTCATCAGTTACAAGTAAGTCCTTAAACAATAGTCTGCTATCCAGTAGCAGACAAAATAAAAAGCGGCATATACTGCCAGGATTGACAGAATAGTCGCTATCAGTTTGGTCTCTTTCATTTCAAATTCAGTTTTGCCCGTAAGTCGTCGGGCGGTTGGTGATTCCGTTTTACCGGAGCTTGTTGTTCCTCCAAAGCTTGGTTATTGCGTCGACGAATGATAATATCCAGTTCATCTGACCGTTCCCGAAGAAATTTCCGAAATGCTTCGCCAACGGTTATCGTATCGAAATAACCATAGAACTTACCATACCTTCCCAGCTTGAACCGTGCGACAAACAATATGAACTCCGTCAGTTTGATGTAGTGATACTGGCTAACGAACAGTCCAGAGAACTCATTCAAGGCATTTTCATCGGCCCCCTCCTTCGTGGAAGAAGCAAAATCAATGGTCAGTAACTGCGTCTTTACCCACAGAGACGAGGAACCATATCCGTACATCCGTTCAAGGTCTGACAGCGTGGGAGACTTCTCGCTGTACGCTTTCTCGGTATCTGCAAGAAGCATAGACTGGAGTGATGTCGAATATACGGCAGAAGCCTTACTAAAGGTCGGGTATTTCTCCTTGATGGCTGATAGCATTACTTCCCTGCTCGATGGCTGCATATTCGTCAAGGAGGTTTCTTGCCTTTGCTGCCTTATCAGCATCCCGATTGTTTTGTCTTTGGGCTTGATTTTCTGTTTTTCCATTGTCCTGTTGTTTTTTCTCGATTATCCAAAGATTGGCCCGACTATCCCAACGTTCCACCTTGGCACCGGTAGCAGTTTTCCAACCGAGACCGGAAAAGTGATTGTAGAAAATATCCGCTTGCAGTTCCCAATCGGGAAGTTTATCACGGAAATACTCTTTCACCTCTTCGGCGGTAGGTGGAATGAACTCTACCTTGGGTTTCGGAGGTTTCTTTTTCGGAGGTTGGTCCGGTGGGAATAACTCGCCAGAATTACCCACCTGTTTTTGTTTATGTTTATGTTTTATTATCTCGGCACCAACCTCGGCACCAACCTGCGCACCAACCTCGGCACCAACCTCGGTAAATTTTACCAAGGTGTACACTACATTCGGGCTTCCATTCTTCGTTTTGAAGTCAATCAATCCTACTTGTTTTAATCTATTCCGAGCATTTGACAAAGTCTTTAGAGAGGCTATGCTAAGGTCTGCAAGAACTTTACCATTGTTACGGTTAAACGTATTCGCCCACCTACAGAGGTTGTTAGTTTCTAACAGGTAGAAATACAAAGCGGTTTCTGTGACAGTTAGCGAATATGCGTTATGTTGCAACCAGAAGTTCTTTATTAGCTCAATATAGTTCATAATAGGTAAGAATTGACTTCATTCATAAACTCAGTAAGAGAATGGCATACCACATATTTATTTCGGAATTTTTCAGCCTCTCTCTGCCATCTTATCTGCTCCTCGCTTTGTTTCCCTTTCGGTCTCTTCATTTCGATGCAAAGAGCGGAAAATCCTTTCTTAGGTACAAGCAGTATCAAATCGGAAACACCCCTTACACTTCCCTCGTACTTCATTTGTGCTCCAGTCCTGGCATCACGCTTTCCACCGTTGGGAACGGCGAACAACATAAGACTCAAAGACGGGTATTGAATCCGGAACCAAGTCAGACAGCTATGCTGTATCTGACTTTCCGATTGCGGTGTAGTCTGTCTTTTTCTCATAATTTACCTTTGAATAAGTCCATAGCCATATCTACCACATTCTCCTTAACCACATCGTCCGTTCCGGTGACACCGTTAGCTATGCCTTTCTTCCGTTGGATAACACCATACATGTATTCATCAATGGTATTCCTGCCAAGGAAATAGTAACAGTTGACGTTATTCTTCTGCCCATTACGGTGTGCCCTATCTTCTGCCTGCTCACAGTCAGAAAAAGTCCATGGGAACTCGATGAAGGCTACACGGCTGGAAGCAGTCAAGGTGAGCCCGGTACCGCCCGATTTGTAGTTAAGGATAATCAACGTACAATCCGGATTGTTCTGGAAAGCATCGACGGCCATCTGTTTCTGCGTAGCGTTATCCTCACCCGTAACCGTTACAGCTTTGGGAAACATCTTCTTCAGTTCCAACACTACTTCTTTTAGGTAGGCAAAGACAATCAGTTTCTCGCCTCCATCTATCACGTCATGGATGAATTCGGCAGCCGCCTTGATTTTCCCACGTGCAGAGATGGCTTTCAGAATGCCCATACGAACCATTACCTCGCCCCTCATGGACTTGGCTATCTTCTCATCATCCGCATTCTTGTAGACACGCAGATATTGTATGAGGTCGCTTTCCGCTTTCTCATACTCCAACCGCGTAGTGATATCCATCTCAATATACTGCCTCGTCTTGTCCGGAAGCTGGGTCAATACCTTGGCTTTTTCACGCCGGAAGAAGCAGGTATTCCAAAGGCGCCAGTTCAGTTCTTTCAGATTGGAGGCTTTCTTCGGCCCATTACAGAAACGTTCGGTGAATGTCTTATACCCTCCAAAATCCTCCAACCGTCCCATTATCTTGAGTTGCTGTATAAGGTCAGTATTATCGTTTACTACCGGTGTTCCCGTCAGTTCAAGAATGAAATCCTTGCCTTTACAAATGCCCTCAACAAACTTGCTCTGCTGGGTCTTGGTAGACTTGCACTTATGCGACTCGTCAATGATTACAGACTTGAAAAGGGTTATACGTGGGTCAAAGGTGATTGATTTCAGCGTAAACCGCGTATCATTCTTCACATCCAATACAAAGAACTTTTTCAAGCTCTCGTAGTTAGTGATGAAGATGTCACAACACTTGGTTTCAATGAAGCGCTGCCAAGTATTTTTGTTCTTGTCATCAAGGATTAGCGCTTGCTTTCCAGCAAATTTCTTGAACTCACGCTGCCAATTTATTTTAAGTGCTGCCGGACATACAACAAGGCACGGATAGGATTTTGCAATCGTCACCGTGCCTATTGCCTGCAAGGTCTTACCGAGTCCCGGCTGGTCACCGAAGATACACCGTTTATGGGCCAGAGCATAGGCTATGCCCTCCTTCTGGTAATCGTACGGTTCAAGTAGCAATCCGTGGGGAACGGTCAGCTGCGGCATCGGAGCAATGTCAAAACTCATATCGACCTTTCTTTGCTCCGACCGTTGTACGGAACCGCAGAATCCCTGCTGTACCGCCCATTTCGCCATTGTATCAACATACCATTCATCAGCCAAGTCAACCCACCACGCCTTTTCATTGAAAAGATATGCTTTCTTTGCGTTAGCCTTGACTGATGGAATATTGTTCACGCATTTAACCAACATCGGATGATACATGAATTTCAGTTTGAAGCCGTCCGGATATTTGGTGATACAAAAAGGTGCTGCCATATCAAGCTGCCGGCTCTTTAATCTTCACTTTTTTACTTTTGTTTCTCGGCTTCACTTTCTTCCCGTCAATCGTCAGAGTAGTGCCACTCTGTTCCACCACTTGTTTAAGGAACTCATTCGCTTCCTCTTCAAATGCAGCATCTCCCACCGGGTCGGCTGCAATGTCCGTAGGAATATCCCCATCGAACGGAAGTTCCTGCTGGACTACCGCCCATTTCTTAGCGGTAAGATACTGTTCCACCTCATAATTACATGCCTCAATTGCCTGCTGCAGTTCGAATGCATGCTTATATTCCTCGTTCTCATTGTTGAACATGGTAAACGGAGCTATAAGGTTAAGCACCTTCTTACTTTTAAGAAAACGTTTTCCAACCAATACCACACCTTCATTGTCATCCGAACCGCTAACTGTGTAGCCCGTGACCTCGAATGTAGAGAAGATTTCTTCCGGCAGTTCATCTATGGAGTCCTTTCCATCAGCTTCTTTCTGCTCACAGAGGAAAGCAAGGTGAGGAATCAATTCGTTAAACGCTGCACGCAAATCCTTATGGATAAGATTCTTTCCCTCAATGGTTACATTGTCCTCATTCTCGTTCTTGAAAGAGGCAACAAGCGTGTTGTCTTTCGTGATTTTTGCTTTGGTGATATTCATTTCTACCTCCTGTCTTTATACTCGTTGATAAATTCGTTATAGTAACGGTCAGCCGGAAGAGGGAGCGTTATTCCCAGTTCGGCAGCAGCATCGGCCTGAACCTTATTTAGAAAGTCAGTCATCTGTACTGTATTGAGTTTCGATGTGCTTCCGGCAATGACCATTTCTTTTCCTCTGAAATACGAAGTCCTTCTGAGAAAGCGGTTACAATAGTAATCGTGTACATCCTGCTTGTCCGTCCCGGTCTCCTGCTCAATACAAGTAAACCACAACCACATAAGCGCATTCTGTGACAGCGTCCTTGGCTCTGTGAACCTTTCGATTTTTACACGATACCGACCATTACGAAGCTGGGAACACATGAAGTCAAAAGACTTGCTTATGTGTACCTCGCCGTTGACCTTTTCCAGAATTGCTTCTTGTGCCATTACTCTAATCCAAAGATTTTTTTATCAGCAATAATGTCTCGGTTTGCTTCCAAAAACTCTATGAAATGCTCGCAGTGTGCCGTAAGCAGCTTAATCGTCTGTTCATGGTTATAAGTGTAGTATTCCGGGTATTGCGTTCCGCTAATTAGTGGCGTCCGGCTGGTACCGCCCTTCATCTGATAGGCAGTGTACTCAAACGCTTTCACGCTTTCCATCTGACCGGAAGCAATCAGACAGTAAGGATATACATGGCGCTGCCAGCCGTGTTCATACTTGCCAAAATCATACTTAGATGTTGTCTTGATATCATATACAGTATCACGAACGAGCTCATCTATATACCCATAAAGCTCCACATCACCATAGCGAGTGGGAATGACTGCGGACACAAAGACTTGGGACAATGCACCGGAAAAATACTTCGACTGCTCTATACACCAGCTACGGTCAAATAAGAAATTACGCTCTGGCGCGATATCAGTAGCAGGAAAATATACCTGAATGGTATTCGTTTCTCCATCACCGATAATGGTGTATGGCTCCCGTTCGCTTGGTATATGCTTTTTCTTGTGGATATAGCAGTCTATGACAGCATTAAAGGCCGTTCCTTTATCAGCTGCCTCACTCTCAAACGGGACACGGTTTATCGCATCAAGTAGGCTTTGCTTCAGCTCCGCTTCAATTACTTCCGGACTTTTCTTATATTCCCCCGTTTCATTATCGACATTCCAGAAGCTCTCTACTTGTTCATCAGCCCGTAAATACTGCTCGAATTTATCAAGCAGTGACGGGTAGAATCTGTATTTAGGCTGCTGGTTCATACCTTTTGCTGAGTTTGTTAAACTTCAAGCCAAGTCTCTTGCACTTCTCATTGAGCATCATGCCTGCCCGTACCTTGCTGTCAAAGATATGCGTCATGGTGTCTAAAGCTTCCCGAACAGAATTGGCAGATTGTGTATCAGTCACTTGTTCCACTGCGTCACGGATAGCATCAAGAACCGCATCATATTCGGAAGATAGTTCCGTCTGCTTCGTCTGATACTCCTTATAAGTACTGATGATTTTCGTCATGAAATCATTCTCACCCGTTACGGTACCAGACTCATCAATGATTACGGGAATTTTGATACGTGAAGGAAGATTACAAGTATTCTTCCCGTAGAACTTCTCGCACGGGTCAAAAGAAATAGTTCTATCTTTACCGATAGCTTCCATGTAACCAACCAAATCCAACTCCTTAATCAAATCACCGGCAGATGAGCCACCAATCTCCGGACGTATCTGTTTTTCGTCGCCTACTTTCTCCTCCCGTTCATGAGCCACGAAGATAACAGACTTGCCCATGAGTGTGACTTGATTAACGAAGTTGATGAACATGTTCTTACGTACTCCATACCCCTGCAGGGAAAGGGTACCATCCGCTTTCTTCATCTTCGGATTCGCTGCCATAATCGCCTTATCCATAAAAGAAAGCATCTTTCCGGCAGTATCAATCACAATAGTGGAAAACTCCTTGATTTCTTCGGACGAAAGTACCTGGTTCGTCTCGTCCCAGCTTGTAATCTGGACGGTCGGTACACGATGGGCGGCATTGACACGGTGAATACCGCCGTCATAATCGAACAATACCGGATTGGGAGCCGATAATGCAAGAGTTGTTTTTCCCATGCCAGGTTGGCCGTAAATCAGTGCTGACAAGGTAGTCTTAACGGTCAGCTCGTTAGGTCTTTTGATAAGTCCCATAATAGAAAATATTAAAGTGGTTAATAAAAAAATAGCCAAAGGAAAGCCCCGAAGCGTATTCTCCGGGGCGCAAACGACAAATACTCCTAATCCTATCCGATTTCGCATTACCTTTCAGATAGAGTCAACGGCTAACCGATGCTGCGCGGATGATTCCCTGCGCTATCTTCGCCCTACTCTCGGACTAAAAGCGGATTTTCTCTCATAAAGGCTTGTAGAAACGGATGGATTCGAACCACCGACCGCCGCTTGTGGTGCTCTCCCATTAAGCTAAGAATCTACTTGAGAGAATCGAACTCTCAACCTTCCACCACACACGGTGCTCTATCCACTGAGCTACGTTCCCAGAATAGGTGAACTATTTTCACAAACCGTTCACCTTGAAACACAAACAAAAAATAAAACACGACAAAACTACTAAATAACCCTCTCTTGGATTGTGGACGTTGACGGACTCGAACCGCCAATCTCCTCAAATGAGTTGTGTTAGCCATTACACCGAACGCCCATATTTGCCTACCATATCTTCACAGACTGGGCAGGCAGGTCAACAAAGTTGCTCCCGGATAGGCGGTCAAGCCACACCGGGATAGTCACTTAAAACAAAAGCAAAATAAAAACTTAAATGAGGACTCTCACCTCACGTTGTCCTTTACAACGGAATTATAGATTAAACAATAAAAAGCTTGTGGACAATGCGGGATTTGAACGCCGCGACCTGTACATGAAACCTTTAAACAATACCATGACAAATTACCAATACTAACTACATGTACCGCTCTACCAAGCTGAGCTAATTGCCCGTGTCTGTCCCTGCTCTCACGAGTAGAGACAACTCCCATGTCTAATTCTAAATCAATCTAATTATGTGTGAAACACTTCCTCCGCTGAGGTCTATATCTTGAACACCTTTTTCAGGACATTGTGATAAAACCAATACGAATACACAAGGCCAAAAAGGTTTATACCATAATTCCAGTCTCCCGTTACCGAGTCTACATCATTAAACATCAATAAACATGGTAGTGCCAATACGTTAAGCAGTAGCACGTTTATAATGATTCTTCTTTTCATTGTTCTTTCCCTTTCTTACTTTTGCAAAGCTCAACACATCCGAAGCATTGTAATAGCTTCTCCCATTAGATTTATACTCAACTCTCACTCTTTGAGTATTTACCAACACTCTTAACCTGCCCGGACCTCCTACTATTTTTTCAGATTCTCTCTTTGGGAAAGTGCGCTTATCCATAATAGTGAGGATGTCTGCCAATCTCGCCTCCGCTGTCCCGTCAATCAACATGGAACTGCGTAAATCACCATTCACTTCGTATATCATACCGTTAAAAAATAAAGTCGTTATTATTCTTTCGGCCAGTCCTTATATATCGCATGGCTGTCCGTACCCGTGATGGTATTCTCATTCTCCGTAAATCAATATCATTGCAAGTGACCTGCATCAATAAGAATAGAATGGAAAATAGGAATTCAAGCCCGTGTCTGCGTAATTCCTTCAAATCAAAATCACGCTTAAGCCTATCGCAAATCATATACAGAAGCAGTTCCGTATCTTTGGAAATACCCAACTTCCGGTATATCGTTCTTTTCTGGGTCTTGACAGTCCAAACCGATTTATTCAGATTGCCCGCCACCTCCTTGTCGGCAAGCCCCTTGCAGTACTCATTCGCGACAAGCAGTTCCGTAGGAGAAAGGGAAATCATCATGCGACCCTTTCCACATCAAAAATACCTTTCCTCTTGTCAACCTCCCCTACTTTCCAGTCAGCATCCTCAACGCAGAACTCCAATCTCAATCGGGGGATAATTGTCCCCTTTATGGAATTATACGCCTTAACCGGAAAAGTTAGAACTTCCCCTACCTCCATATCTCTCAAAGCCGGAGTGTAGTTTTCTGTGATTATTCGCTTTTTCATCGCTATAAAATTTTAATGATTAGTATTTGAGCTCTCCCGAGCCAATCTGATTGGCGGCATCACGCTTTATTCGGGAGATTTACTTAACTTTGTATTGCCACATTTAAAATTAAGTAAGTATGAGTAAATTCATTGAAATCCCTGTTAACGGGGAAAAGTGCATCATCAATCTTGATGCAATTCAGAGTGTATGTCCTCTAAAAGGAGGTGGGTGTGAAATCTACTTCCTTGAAGGAGCCTTGAAGAGTGTCAAAACCCAATTTCCATATTCCGAGTTACTAAAACTCATTTGGGTATAATTACTTCTTTTCTGTATATCGGGATTGAGAACAACTTGATAATTACTATGCAAGGTTCTCTCCCGGTATCACTCTTACTGACAAACCCGCTATTTGCAGGAAGTATTGTCACTTGCTTTTCTATAATTGCTTTCATAAGTTCGTTTTTACTCACGTTTATTAAATTATTTACTCCCCTCTCTATAGTTCATTCAGAAGAAACGCATCTTCACCATTTTCTGTCTTCACCTCTGTAATTAGGGTATAAGCTGTAGAAACCAATTGAAACATCTCAGGGTGTCTCCTTATGAGTTTAGTATTAAGGTAATTCCTCCACCCTTTGTGATAAGCATAATACATCAAAACACCTCATTTATTCCACACACACGTTATTATTACTCTTAGGGAGGTATGAATAGATTTAAGTTTATCATCATTACTCATTTCAGTTTTAATTAATGTTTGTGCCCCAATAAGCTCTCTCTGCTCTTCTCACCGGAGTTATCAGCTACTGTACTTCACTGCATGACCGTTCGGGGCATGTCGGCTTCCTATTTCGCACCGTTGCAAATCTTTCGCTCGTTCTGAACTTCCATTCAGACATCATCGCAAATTCTTGCTACTCCGGGTATCTCTCGCGTCCTCTATGCTGGAATTGAGGGTAAGCGCCAGTATCGCTTTCTGGAACGGATTGCTTAGGGCAATCACTCCATCTCGTTCTCCGTCTCCCATCAAAGGGTAGGCTCAATGACCGGACGGAGAATCTTTCAATTCGCCCATGCAAGGCTTTGCACGCCACTTGCGCAAGTATTCATGTTAAGCGTACAGCTGTTCTGCATGGTATATGTAGCTGCCTTTTCTGCGAATAATTATCTTAATCGCCTACGTAACGGGAACCGAAGGCACCTTTGCTGTTCTGATTGTAGTAAGCTGAAGCTGGAGCGTTGCAGTAATCATAAGAACTTCTTCTTTCCGGTCGTACCAAAGCTGCTTTCATTACTTCTTTCTCAGCCTTTCTCGCTTCTTCATCAGCAACACGTTTCTTTTCGTTAGCCCAAGCGAGTTTCAAGCAATCACCGAAAGTCTGTACACCGTGAGTAAGCTGGTATAGCTTGAAATACTTTCTGTATATCTCGTGAGCCGCTTTCATAATCTTGTGTAAATCGTACTTTTTCATTGTCTTACTCCTTTTTAGGTATGTTGTTTTTTTGGTTATCTCACTCAAACTTCGCATCTTTGCTGCTGTTGTCGTTGTTGACGTTGCAAATATACTATCATTTTTGATTATAACAATCAATTATGATATATTTATTAGTTAATAAAATATAATATGATTGTATGACCTTAAGAGAATTGCTGAAAGAAAAGGGAATAGCCTATAAAGTTGTATCCGATGCCTTAGGTATTCACCCCAACAATATGCCACGATATGACGACTTAATGAAGCGTAGCGTAGAAGAGGTGATGATTATATCTAAGGCAACGAATATAGACCTATCAGAATTGATTGGAATTTCATTACCAAGACAATCAGAAGTACCAACCCCCATCACCAACGAACGCCTGTTCTCCGTCATAGAGAGCCAGCAACGTACCATCGAGAACCTTTCAAAGAAATAACTATGGGGAACTGGAGCGAACAACAAGCAGTAAAGCAAGAACGGAAAGAAAAAGATAAGACTAGACGAGACAAACTCGCAGGATATTTCTTCGACTTATCCAAACTTTCTTTCGCTGGGTTGGTCATAGGAATTACACTACCTTTGTTCTCTGACACCCAAAACGCAACAATGTGGCTCGTTGCTATGTTTGGAATAGTATTAACCGTATTGTCGGCATTGCTGGCAAACAAAATATTAAAATAGTATGGAAGTATTAATATTCGTTTTCGCAGTAGGAGTAGCAATAGTAGGCGGTATTTACCTATGGACATTCACCAAATCAGGCAAGAAGTGGCTTGCAAGTCTGTAATTATTGCATCCTTTCAAATAGACAGCCGTCAGAACGAACCCATAGAGGTTAAGAACTGAAAGGGTGGTAGAAATACTACCCCTTTTTAAATTTGCAACATCAATAAATCAAAGAACTACTCCTTTTTAGGTATTACTTTAATTTTGCCAACTCAACTATTTTTCATTATTTTGTAGTCGTTGTTGACGTTGATGTTGCAAAGATAAGATTTTTCTTATATAAAATACAAGAAATGATATAAGAATATTCTTATATTTAACTTTTATTAATATTATGGAATTAAAGGACTTTATAACGGCATCTTTAGAGAACATCGCAGATGGGATTATTGAATCGAATATTAAATTATTGAATAAAGGATTCATTGTAAGCCCATCAGCAAGTAGAGTAAACGATAGGACAACACATCAAATTCCTTTAGTTCAAGATATAAGATTTAATGTGTATGTAGAAGAAAACAATGAAACTAATGTATCTGGGAAAGGTGGATTGAGGGTATTGTCAGCTGGAATGAATGCAAAAACAGAGGGTAAATATGGAAATTCTCTGTCGTTTTCCATTCCAGTAATTTACCCTCAAAATTACTTTTTACTTTCTGAAAAGACGTTTGAATATTTTCCAGACAAAGATAAAGGCAGCGATAGTGGCCGCTATATATACAAGGATATATAAAGTAGCAGCAATCATTAACCAATCAAACATAATTATGTATGTATTAAATTCAATGCAAATATAAGAAAAATCTTATCACATGACAGGCCAAGAAATAATAAATAGTGTTTTATCTGAATTAGATATTAAAGCTCCAACATTGGCTGAGAAGATAGGGGTGCTTTATCAAAGAATATTTGACCTCCAAAAAGGTAAAACAAAGAAAGTCTCTTCTCAACTAGCTAATGCTATTATAAAAGTATATCCTCAATTTCAACTATCTTGGTTATTAACCGGTGAAGGAAATATGCTTACCGATGCTCCATCACAGACGTACCACTCCAACGCCCGCCCAGTTGACGATTTAAGCTACATGAACGTGCCCGTTATACACATCAAAGCACAATGTGGTTATCTCGCCGGATATGGAGATACCGAATATATAGACACCTTGCCCACAATGCCGGTAATCGTAGATAAGACCTATCACGGAAAATACCGCATATTTGAAGCAGAAGGTGACAGTATGGATGACAACAGCAGGCTTGCCATCTGCGATGGTGACAAGGTTTTAGCAAGGGAAGTAAGACGTGACCTTTGGCTTCCCAAACTTCATATTAACGACTGGTACTTCGTTATTGTACACCGTACAAACGGCATATCCATCAAGCAAATCACGGCCCAAGATGATAAAGGTAATATCACCTGCCACTCGCTCAATGAGTTATTCAATGACTACACCGTTAACCTTGATGATGTAGTGGAGATATACAACGTGATTAAGGTTGTTGAACGCAATATGAGACTATAATATCAATCTAAAAAGTAAAATACTATGGATTTTAAAGACACTATTAAACAGCTTGCTGATAGAATTGAAAAGCTGAAAGATAACATTCAGACAGAAGAAGCTACTAAAAATGCTTTCATCATGCCCTTTATTAATGCTCTGGGATATGATGTGTTCAATCCTTTGGAAGTATTGCCAGAAATGACCTGCGATATTGGGACCAAGAAAGGAGAAAAGATTGATTATGCCATCATGAAGGACGACCAGCCTATATTGCTGATTGAATGTAAGCATTGGAAGCAAGATTTAAACCTACATGATAACCAACTACTACGCTATTTCAACGTATCAAAAGCTAAGTTCGGACTTTTGACCAATGGAATTATCTACCGCTTCTATACAGATTTGAAAGAACCCAATATAATGGATGATAAGCCTTTTTTGGAAGTGGATATTACGGATTTAAGGGATAATCAAATCGAGGAACTGAAAAAATTCCATAAATCATACTTTGATGTGGACAATATTCTGAACTCAGCCAGCGAATTAAAGTACATGGGAGAATTAAAGGCTATTATCCAAGAAGAATTCTCCTCGCCTAGCACTGATTTTGTGAAAATGTTTGCTACCAAAGTTTATGAAGGTAGAATGCTTCAAAATATAATAGACCAATTCACACCTTTAGTCAAACGCGCTATCTCTTCACATATCAACGATATTATTAATGACCGTTTGAAAGGAGCTTTGACAGTTAGTGATTCCAAAATAGAGGAAAGCCAAACAAAAAACAGTGGAAACACATCAGAAGAGACTACAGAAGAAGTAAATACAGAATCCAAGATTGTCACTACAGAAGAAGAGTTAGATGCATACAGAATTGTAAAAGCTATCTGTAGAAAGAAAGTAGATATATCCCGCATAGTATATCGTGATGCACAGACTTATTTCAGTATTCTGCTTGATGACAACAATCGCAAACCTATTTGTCGTATGTATTTCAATACAGCCACTAAGTATGTAGCCACTATTGATGAAAACAAGAAAGATGTGAAACATGTTATTGAAACCCTAGATGACATCTATAATTACGAGGATGATTTCTTCAAGACAATAGACATGTATGAGCACAAAGATTGATGTCAATTCGATTATAGCAAATATGAATCAAATAATTACCGAATGCTCATGTCAGTGGAAAACTCCAAACCATTGTTCCCTCACCCCTACCTGCAAAGGCTGGGGGTGTCGGTTCCTTGCCACTCCCATAGATAAGTTGCCGACCACCGACAAGGAGAAAGCAAAACTGTTCTCCAAGGTATACCGGGAAGCGAAAGAAAAGGGTGTACTGGAATGTCCGCACTATCGTTCGCTTTTCATCGACGAGGTTCTAGAGAACATTGAGAAAAGTAACGTTATACAACAAAACATGAGCTGATTTTTCCTATTTATTGTCGACATCAGATTTAAACCAGCCTATAAAGAAGTGATACACAGATTATAGCTATATTTTCAATACAATAAGTCTAGTTTAGTTTTTGTGTGAAGCACTTCCTCCGTAAGCGAACGTTGGAAGTGCTTTTATTTTAGGTGTATCAGGTACTTACGGAAAAAGCAGATTTCCATCACTTCGCAGCAGGTTGCAAAATTTGATTGTCGGACAATTGTCGGACAGTATTTTTTAATAACCAAATTGTCGCAACTTTATTAAACAAAAAGATGGCAACACTTAAACTTTGTATCGTACCAGCTAAAGTGCTTATCAACGGAAAGCACAAAGTAAGAATATCTCTGGCACACAACTCCGGTACCAGATACATTCCTACAAACTGTATCATCGATGACTTGTCCCAATTTAAAGATGGTCAAGTTATCAATCACCCCGAAGCTGCATCTATGAACATGAAGCTCCGGAACCTGCTCAACCATTACCAAAAAGTCATAGACAACATCTATGATGTGGATGTATATTCATGTTCCGAACTCCGGGAAATCATCATCAAGAAGAAAGACCATACCAATGCCAAATTCTCCTCAGCTATGAATTCTTATCTATCTGAACTCGCAGAAGAGAAAAGAAGTAAATCAGAGAAGTTATATAGGCTATCCTGCCAGTCCTTCATTAAGTCACAAGGTGACTTATTACTTTCTATGATTACACCTCGGAATATAAAGCATTTCGAGATGGACCTTGAGGATAAGAGGTTATCCCCTACCACTATCAAAATATATCTGACATTACTCAAAGTGATTATCAACTATGCAAAGAAGCACAATATGGTAAAATATGAGATTGACCCTTTTGAGTTCTGCCGAATGCCATCCGCTAATATTCGTGAACTAGACCTTACTATTGACGAAGTAAAAGCTATCCGGGATATGGAAATTCCCAAATACAACATAGGTGTAGTACGCGACATATTTATGCTAAGTTATTACCTCGGTGGAATCAACCTTATAGATATGCTTGACATTGATTTCCGTAAAGATTGGATAGAATATTACCGACGGAAAACAAAGAACAAGAAAAGCGGTGAAAGCAAAACCGCATTTTCAATCCAACCGGAAGCCAGAGAAATCATAAACAAATACATGCAAAAAAACGGAAAGCTTGTGTTTGGCAAGTACAAAACATTCGGGCAATGCTACTCCGTGGTATCACGTAAAATGGAAGAACTTGCCAAGATAGCTGGCATAAAGAAACATGTGATATATTATTCAGCCCGTAAATCATTCGTCCAGCACGGATTTGAATTAGGTATCTCCTTAGAAATACTTGAATACTGCATCGGCCAGTCGATGAAAACCAATAGACCAATATTCAACTATTTTAGGGTCATGCGAAAACATGCGGATGATGCAATGAGAAAAATCTTCGACAGTCTAAAGTGATTGTTCTTGGACGAAAGCTATTGCCTCGATAGTAGCTTCTTCCCTCTCCTTTTCTATGTCGGAGTTCAAGCGGTCTATTAAGTCCATATTTCCCGTCAGCGCGGTTTTCACACAATCGGAAAACGTGACTGTCAGCCGATAGTGACCGTAACCAATAAAGGACTTCGTGAGCTTCGGGAAGGATGATTCAGTTTTACCCATAACGCAACCGGATTAAGAATAAGAAGCGGAAAAAGAACGGTTCCGCTTTCCCGTTGCGTTACATATCTACTTACGTCGGATACAGGATGCCATTAAGCTATCTCACGGGGGTCGGAACCGTATATGAATAAGCTACTGGCAAAATCAATCACCAGTAGCCCAACGGTCAGGTTCTACCCGACGCAAATAAAAGTATGTAACGCACTGCAAATATGGAAAAAATATGCGAAATAACGAAAATAATTCATGCAATAGTTGTTTAATAACCAAAAGATTATTATCTTTGTAATGTCAAATAACAAAAGTAATCAACATGAGTAACGAACAAATTAAAAAGGACCTGCTTATACAAAGAGCATTCCTCAAAAAAGAATTAGACCAGCTAAGGTTTATTGCCGAAGTTACCGGAACTAACCAAGAAAAAGAGATTGATAAAAGATTAGACCGATTACTGACAATCGACAAAATATTGAAAGAGTTAGAAAAAAAGAAGTAAAACAAAGCCCCTCTCTCCGGAGAGGGCACTAAAAATAAATATATGGCACTGAAAGATGAATTACTGGCATTAAAGCCACTACTTGGTACAGACTCTCCAGAGTTCTATACCAAAATGACAGAAATAGCAGCCAAGTACAATTCGGAAGAAGACAAGAAAGCTATTGCCAACTTTGTATCAGAGCGCTTACAGAACATTGATAAGAAACTGGACGTTATAGAAGAAAGTGCAATCAAATTGCAATTACAAGAAGTTGCCGAAATAGTTTCTCTAAGCTATCTTGCGAAAAAGTATTTCAACAAGAGCCGTTCGTGGTTATATCAGAGGTTAAATGGCAATCTGGTAAACGGGAAACCGGCACGCTTTACCAAAGAAGAATTACAGACATTCAACAATGCACTACAAGACATATCTCAAAAAATAGGCTCACTTAGTATCTCATATTGATACTCTGTTATTTGACACCATCCCCGTAGTTGAGCCGCTACGGGGATTTTTACTGAAAAAGAAGCGATTCATTCAACTGCCTTTTCCACAATCTCCATCACTACATGGCTTGACTCCAACCAGAACCAATACCACAACCAAAGCATAATCCCACCCAACCAAACAAAAGCCACATCAATATAGTACAAATTTAATATCCTGCTAACCAATACACATAAGAGTTCTCCGCAAAGCACATAGGCAGCAACCATAGTAACAAGCTGGTCATTGGCAACAGTTATCAAAACCAGAATGCCTATAACGGGAAGAAGGGAAATACAATCAATTAGAAGTTGTTGTTTGTCATTCATAATACAATAGGGATTAGAATACAAATATAAACATTATTTTGTATAAAACAACCCTCTATAATAGGAATTTCTGACAAAAAAGAAACGAACTATTATTACAATATAAACGAAAAGAGCGACTATTCAGCCGCCCCTTTCGCATTAACGAGATAGACATAAAAGTATCTCAAATCATCTCTGTAGATGGATGCCGAACCACTACAGAGTTTCCATTCATTCTACAGTTTCTCCTTTTTCATTCAGAAGTACCGTCACTTCTTCAGTGGATTGATTTTCCTTGGTGATGGTCAACACAACCTTATAAATCTTACCGGTTTCTTTCTCGGAAATGAAAGCCTCCTTTATTACAGCCCCCTCATAGTCCTTAGCCAAGACATTCATAACTGCCTGAGGCAAGTCTTTTACTTCCACTTTTGTGAACTCATCCTGAGGATTTTGCTGAGTTTGCTCTACAGACTGTGTTCCAGAAACCACGTAAGCAAATGCTACTGAACTGCCTAATCCCATAACCATTGCTAATGCTACCAATACTTTTTTCATAATCGTAAGTTTTAAGTAAATAAATATAGTTTTTGTATTAACTATAGAACAAACGATATGCCATGATGTACATCAGTACATAATACATTATACATCAGCATATTATAAAAACAAGAAGGAATAATTATGTGTGGAAATATGTGGAACTGAGTACCACACATGGGGAATAATTACACAATATGGATTACTTAATTCCTGGGAAATGGAACAAGGCAGCTGAATAAGCTGCCCCTTCTATAAAACAGTCAACAAACAGACATTCACTAATCAAATGACATAAACATAAGCATAAATAACCCGGCTAAAGCCATAGCAAATGCAATTACCATACAAAACTCTTTTTTCATAACTAATAATTTGGTTAAACACATATTTCCATCACACGTTCAACAACGCACTCTTGTCTCCGACAAAACCTCAGCCGCATAAAAGCTGAGGTCCAGCATGTTCCTTTCAATATATACAATCAATTAGAGCACACAATGTTGGAACATTCTGTAAATCCAGTATAAAGAAACTGCAATGGCTGAAAGAAGGACTATACTAACACTATATACCGGATTCTACTATAAAGACAACTGCTTTTCTGAAATTCCCTACGTGACTTGAGGGAATTTTTATAAAAGAAAGGGCACGCAAACGAAAAAACTCAATAGAAGTTAGGATATGTCATAAACAATAAGCACGAATTGTTAATCTGGAGATAAAAATAAAGGCAGGCTTATTGGGCTGCCTTTTCAAAGATTGCTTTAAATTCAAATTATTTAGAGGCATCTATTATAGCCTGCTTATCATCTCCAATTAAAATTTCATTCTTATTAAAATCGACTGCCACGTATTTATCATTAAACTGATTAAAATAGAGATTAGCTCTTTCTATAAATTCATTGGTAATTTCATCGTTAAGTCCAAAAGCCATAGCTATCCTTTTTGCCGCTCTTTTTGCAACTCGCCTCATATCAGAAGCACTACGCTTATTACAATTTACAATGGGAGTAATTGTTTTATAAAAAGTATCTATGAATTTATGACGAACAAATGAATTATTAAAAGCCTCATATATTTCCCTTTCTATATATTCATATTCCTTTCCCTGCTGGTTAAAAAACTCGATTCCTCTATCCTTATCTGCAAAATATAATCTAAATTCAAGAGAGCTTTTAGAACTTTTATTCATACGCTTGTGAATGTGCAAGCTACGCTCCCAACCAATAGACAGACCACTATGGTGGTTATCTATTTTCATAGTTTGATTTTCAATTAGTGGATGTAATGCCATATACTATTTAATTACTTTAGCCTATATTAGTACAATAATAGATAAAGTGACACCATAGGAAAAAATATTTATGCTACACCTTAGATAACATTTACTATTGTAAAAGGTTGAAATGCATAAGATTGTAACTACTATTTAACTTGGAGTACCATATCCTTTTTCTATATTAATATCTCTCAATTTAACATATAGTTCAAATGGGGTTCCTTTGGTTGCTACCCATTCTGTCAAAATATTCACCAATTCATTCATATCATTTCGATACGACTGTCGGCTATCAGCACCACGTATACCATCTTTGTCTTTACGATGCCCACCTGTTAAAAATGTATTTGCCTCTTCATATATAATGCTTCGCATTTCTTTAAATTCTTCCCCCTTTGGCAAATGTTTTGAAAATAGAGGACGGATAACTTTATAATATAACTGATATTTTTCTTCTGGATTATCTATTGGGTCGATAGGTAAATCTTCTATTTCTTTTTTTAAAGATAACTCTCCATCAATATCGAACTCAAACGTCTGATTCTTTATTTCATCAGCTTTTGCTAATATTTCCATCTTTTCGCGTTCCCTTTGCTCATGAAGTTGCCTAAGTTTTTCTTCCTGGGTTACTTTTCTACTATCATCTTTTTTCATATCCGCTAAATATTATAAATTAATTCTTTAATTTCTTGTACACTCTCTATTAAGCTTTCCTTTTCAAAAGGATGAGTATTAAACAATTTTAATGCATCAGTCATGGCTGGTATATTTTTAGCTAGTGGACTGCTCCAAACCTTTGTAAATCCATTTTGAGAGGCTTCATACATATAAATAGCATATATTATAGAAGGATGCAACGACCATTCTTGCGCACATTTATTCACAATGGAAGGCGAATTTATATATGAAGAAACAAACTTTAAACGTTCCTTATTTAATAAGAAATCGCGAGCAAATTCATCAGGAGAAACTTCGTCTACTAAAAATAAATCAGAATTATTTTCTTCCGAAATATGATAACACCTTTCTGATATTTCTTTAAAATCATACAATACATGGTATAGTTCATGTAAAAGGACAAACCACAAAGTAGGATAACGATTATTTAAGTCGGATAAGACAATACAAGGTTTACCATTGCAAGAAAAAGTTGCACCTTTTATTTGCAAATTAGGTATATGAGGTTGATATATCACTGTTATACCTATTTTAAATAAAGCTCTAACTACTGCTAATAGTCCCCCTTTTATATCCCTAGTATATGGCTTTATTTTATAAATTAAGTCTGTTAAATATTCACGGCGATACTCATTCGGATTATTAATCAATTTGAATTGAACATACGCAGATTTTATCCAAAAGTTACGTATCAACTCATGAGAATCTCTTTTGGATCTACTAAAAGCTGGAAAAATACTATTCTCTGTATAATCATAAACTGTAGGAATGCCAAAAAAGGAAGTAATTCGTTTCTTGATATGCATTAGTGATTGATTAGCTATCAAATCTCCACTTTTGAAAAAACCTATTTTCTTGAGAAGAGCGATATCAAAATTTGCCACAATATATCCAGCTTCACGTGCTTTTTGTATTTCTCCTATTTGTTCAGAAGGCATCTTAGGCACGTATAACTTCATAATGTCACTAATTGATAAACCTAAAAAATGGGCCAATTTGATAACATTGATAATATCTATACGTTCTCCTGTATTATTCAATATTGCCAGTAATGATTTATGGCTGATATCCAATAAACGCTCAGCCTGGGTAGTAGTCATATTCAAATCATTGAGTTTGCTTTGAAATAATTCTTTTAGTGTCATTCCATTACATTCTATTAACCCATGACTAGTTGACTGAATTGCCACATCCAAAACTTTCCTTAATTCTATATCTATATTATCCATACAAAGGTAATTTTACCGCAAATATAGATACTATTTTGGAATATTCAATTAAAATCGAGGTAAAATTACCTTGATTTTAATTGAATATTCCAAAATAAATTCTACCATACAAATATGTTATAGGTTACACCGATACCAACGAATAAACCACCCGGATAGCCATACCCAGCCTGCAAGCCAAATCCCCAACGCTTCCTTTTCGGTTTGACAATCACCGGATGATAAATATCATTCGTCACCGTCTGATACACAGTCTTCGGATACACCACCATACTATCCAGCCGAGGGTCTACATATCCACTCACCACAGCACGATACGAACTGTCTCTATATACTACTTGCTTACGATGAAGCAAGGTATCACCTATCCGTGTCGTATCATCCGGCACGAAACGCCAGAACACAGCCATAGGTGCAGAGATAAGCATCGTATCTACCTTGACAACCGTCTGTATCTTCGTCTCTACACGAACTTCTGCCGGAGGCTGCTCATGCGGACAGAACCAAGCCGCCACACAAGCAATTGCCAGCAATACAACCAATATCCACGGTAACTTTTTCATTCCTCGAACCTTAAATCGTTAATCCGATTCATCCACCCCCGTTTGAACTTGTTGTTCGCCGGACGAGAACGGCATATATCCTCGATGAAATCGAACCGTGCAATCTTAATCATGTCAAACAATTCACGCGGGTTCCTGGCATTCACCGCGGCAATGGTCTTGGGACCAACAATGCCATCCACAGTAACACCAAGCAAACGTTGAGGAATCTTGATGCCATGTGCACCCGATGCCCACACCCAATCGACAAGGATATTCGCCACAGACTGGCTCGTTATCAAATCTGCCTTCCATCTGTCCCAATAATGCGGCTTGAGCACCCGTTTAACGACATCCTCACGGGTAAGCAGATGCAGGTCATCCACGTCTATATCACCGTCACCGTCCTTGTCATAGCCGCATGACTTCCACGTACCGATAGTCACACCCATATTCGTAGCACCTCCAAGGTCTGCCGGGTCATTCACGAAACCGCCTTCCCATTTTAGGATAAACGGTGCAAGTTGATTCACATTCGCCATTTCAATTTTCCTCCTTATTCAATTAATACCCATTTTGCGGTTCTCTATCACCGCACTTCTTTCTCTCACACCGTTTCAGTGCCAGTTCCAGTTTCAAGTCAGAATTAGCCTCCTTCAGTGTAAATAACTCATCCTGCACCTTACGGAGCCGGTCTGTCTGCTCCACAAACCGCTGTTCCTTCACCGAAAGCTGCTTCTGCAGGAACTCGTTGTACTCCCGTAATGCCTTGAACTCCTCGACATCAGCATGTGCGTCCTCAATACGCGCATTGGTCTTGCGCGACATCCACCACTTAATAAGCTGCTTGATGCCCTCGATGCCACCGAGGGCGGTCACCAGCATAACCCAATCATTCATATCCATTTCACCAATTCATTTAATAATCTACTAATAACCATTTTTTGTCCGACACCGCACAAATGTACATCAGGCAAAATCAAACAAGTTGTTGAATTACAATTTTCCACTGACATTCCGTGACAGCAAAAGTAATTGCTTCCACAACCTTGAAAAAGGACATAAAAAAAGAGCTCGATGACAACGTAAGTTGCCACTAAGCTCTTGGTATTTATATACATTTCTACAAGCAAATATAGGAATTTATATTTGAAATCCGATTACTTATTGCATCCTTTTTAAATGGTCATCCAATGTTTTAGGGTTACATTTAAGCTTACGACATATGGCTGCCTTTGAATAACCATATTCGAGCATAGTTCTAATGAGAGGTTCCTTTCCTGTAAGCTTGTAATGCGTGTTTTTATCCCCCTTTTTCCGACCAAGTCGTATTCCTGCAGCTTTTCTGTAAGCAAGGGCCTCCTTGGTTCGCTGACTGATCAAATCACGTTCAATCTCAGCGGATAAACCGAAAGCGAATGCCAATACCTTACTGTTGATGTTATTACCTAATTCGTAACGTTCCTTGACAGTAAGAACGCAAGTCTCCTTAATCATACAGAGGTGAAGCATTGACATAATACCCATCAGGTTTCTTCCTAATCGGCTGATTTCTGTTATGATTAGAGTGTCGCCTTTCTTCATCCTCTTGAGAAGCGGACCTAATTTCCTATCGTTAGCAATTTTGGTACCGGAAACCTTCTCGGACACCCATTTATCTATTACAAGTCCTTTTTCCGTTGCAAATTTCTGGACTTCGAACCTTTGGTTCTCGACAGTCTGTTTGTCTGTCGACACACGAATATATGCGTAAACCATTTTTGCGGTGAAGGTAGTCTTATTCAACAGCCTAACCAAAAAGGGTATTCTAATGACCCTCAAAAGTACAAGGGATATGATAGAGAAGGTTCTGATAACAGACACAAACGTGATAAATGCCATCACAAGGCAGCTCAATATAAAGAATATCAGGAATGAGATGTTCCCTACCTGGAGACTGACATTACAACCGGGGGAGGAATATGATTTGGGTACTGCTTATTATGGGGCATATCTGGTAAGAAATAGCGATTCTGGTGCGGCAGCTCTAATCATGGTGGGTGCCGGAGTATCATCCAATATACTGTTGAGCGATGGAAATAGCATTTCAACTGATTTTACCGCTGGAGGCAAAATCATATTGAATAAAAAAACGTCAAATGGCAATGTATATGTAAAAAATGGGAGAAGTACAGAAGCATATATAAATGTCATGCAGATAACTAATTATTAGCAGGGGTTATTCCCCTGCCTTCCTTACTCGTTCTCGATATAAATTGCTCAGTAACTTTTACTTTTATTGTGCTCATTGCTGTTTATTGCTTATTTCCGTCATATCCTTTGACCCTCAAAAGTACAAGGGATATATGATAGAGAAGGTAAACATAAGCCAAGTAATGAACCAGTGTCAGATAGTGACTGATACAAACTATGTGTATGTGGAACTGGCAGATGGTAGTCAGGGGAAAATAAAGAAAAGTGATTTGGCAAATGTGATGAATACATTAATAGGAGGCTTATTTCCAAAGTTATTTTCCACTCCTTCAGCTGGAAATGTAAAAGGCTTTATAATTAGAACAGCAATAAGTACGGCACAATATCGTGCCATAAGGTTGCAATGCTCTATAGGTTTTAACCAAAACAATATGAGTAATGAGAATTTCTCTGTTAATATAAAGTATTGGGAGAACAAATTCGCAGACAGTCGTCTATCCAAAGAAAATTACAGTTCAACAATATGTAACTATATCGTATGCTACGTTGATAATGACAATACTTTCAGTTTTTATTTAAACAGTAAATACCCAAACCATTCTGGCGGCTATCTTATGTTGTATGCCATATCAAATGTTAATGGAAACAAGAACCAAATTCTCTCCATGGAAGCGGTAACATCGGAATATGTTATTGGCTCTCATTCCAAGGAAAATAAAATTACCATTTCATAAGTCTTTCCAATTTTCTGCCTATAATTAAAATCCGTCCTATCCTCACGGACAAGACGGAAAGTCTGTATTAACTAATTGATTAAGTATAAGTTCTATAAATTCCAACTCTTCGGACTTTACTTTATAGAACAAGAACTACTTACTATGCCTAAAAAGACATGCGGTAAAATTAATAAAAATCAATCAGAATGCCAAATAAAAGCCCGCTCAAACCATCGCGGTCTGAACGGGTAGAATACTTCTTGTCAATGCAGTTTGTTCATGGGGCAAACTGCATAAAACCTAAACACTTAACTGGAATAATTGGCGGCATTACCCACCAAAAGCATCCGATCTTCACAGACTGAGAATACTTTCATTATTCCAAAGAATAAAATAGTATTAGTTAAGTAGTATATCGGCTAACTATACAAAGTTACAGTATTTAGTCGGAAACAGCAACCATCTAAGTAAAAACATCCCGATACTTCACAGACCGGGATGCAATGCCAAACAAAGAGAGTTTCCGAATGAAAATCAATATGAACAAAATGTCTTTAAACCTTAATGCAACTAATACCTATTGTCTAACCATAACAACTACAAGTTACTGATAACTTTTAAGGCATAAACCATAGTACAAAATTGATGCCAGAATGATTGCGCAACAATATTGCATTCATTTTCATTAATATAAGGCAAAATCCTCTTTTAACAATACTGTGGAATATTGTGGAGTGCTCCACGGTATTGTGGAATAATTCCACAGTTTTAAGTAAGAGTTGGTGCTTTTCACTCTGACCGTCCTGCAAAGCCTATTACGTTGATATGTCTGTTAACGATATATATTTCCATGAAGACCACTCATCTTTCCCGTTGGCAGTGACACACTTTCTTACAAGGATAAAGTTTTTCCTTGCAGGAAAATCAATATGTATTGTATATTCATCTATATACAAGACCAAGAGCACACCATGCGCGCCATAGGAAGTCCCCGTACCAATTATGGGGTCCCCATGCTTATACACACCAGGTTTCTTGAGGTTATCTATAACTTCTTGACTGTTATATATAAAGGAGCCTCTTGCACATAATATGTCACTCAAAAAAGAATCCAACGGTTCTAAAATGCCCTCTCCCTGGGTGTTCAGCCCGCGTATCTGAGCAATTATTCCGTTAGGCAAACCTCTCTCCACTTCTGACAACTTAATCTTTTCCATCATACCTTTGTACTTTTGAGGGTCAAAGGATAGGGTAGGAAAATGGATACTCCAAAAGTCTCTTATGTTTTGGTATTATTTATTAACGTCCAATCTTTCAAAACCTCTCCATTGCTACGAATGGTTTTAATATATATTCTTGCAGAGTTGGTAATATATAAATGGGCTGTGTATTGAAACCCTCTTAGCGCTAATAAAATTCCAGTGCCCATATTATTTAAATTATCAGTAGATGAATATACACCGGCACTGATTTTACTATCGTATTCTTCATTTAATATATTCTTACCTTGTTCAAATCCATTAGCTTGCATAAGTCCCTTGTTTGCTTCTGTTGCAGCAGGCAGTTTTTCTCTGATTAACTCAACCACATTGGCATCTGTTATATTAACCTTTTCTATCATATCCCTTGTACTTTTGAGGGTCGTCATTTTCGGATAAAAACGACAACCGGTTTAACATTTTGTTTTTATTCTCGTTTTGTTTAATATTTTGCTAATTAATTGGGTCTTCGTAAGTACGTTCTTCCAATTCCGCATAAGAATAGGCTACGTCCGTTCCTTTAGTTAGAATCCATATTGCACCTAATGACATGAACTCATATACTCCGCTTTTTGATATAGCGATCTTATTGCAATAATGATATTCATTATTTTCAAATGTAAGTTCATTAAATCCATCTGTTGTTACAACTGAAGTATAACCATAAGTGCTTCCCATTGCTGCATTATATATTGTCAACGAGATTTTCATCCCATTATATTGGACAGCCTCTGGAAGCATATACATACTCTGGGAAATTCGGTTTGGACGGCCATTCCGAAATTCAGAGCCAAAAGCCGGATTCAAAAAGAAATACCCCTCGTTTGCACGGAAATCATGCATCCGAACAAATGATGCATTGGCAATAATTGTCCCCTCAACTTCAACATTACGTCCCTTGAAGCTCCCAGTCAGAAAATCAAGGAGTAAGTTTGGTCGAAACTTGTTTGCCGGATTCATCGGGTCATTGTAATTAAAATCTTTATATCCGCCTACCGTTTCTACAGCAGAGCCATCGGCTTTTATTCCGTATTGCGAAAACATATACTGCCCATAGAACACCGCACTTGCCAGCTTGGCGAAATTCGCCATCAGTACCTCGATAAAGGCATACTGTATCTTGTCCATCACTACCCATGTCGCCTTACTGCCGTTTGCCGCATAGTCTGTCTTGGGGTTGACACCCTTAAATGTGCCCTCCTTAGCCAACACGTAGTATTGACCTTCACACAGTACCATCGGTGTCGATAGAGCCGTACGGGTGTAGCCTGTGGATGCGGAATATTCTCCAGCCGGATAGACCAGCGGACCGATCGGTCCCTGCTGGAGATACTTCACTTCTCCCGTCTTGCTTGCCAACGCTTTCTTTGCCATATCATGCTGCCGTTGAGATTGTCCATGAAACATTGCCGCCTGCCTGCTGGCACATAGCTTCAGTGCAGGTACCGCTTGCCGCAGCCACATTCGCCGTAGCCGGATTGAGAATGACCCCTGCCGAATCCATAAAGACAAAATAGAACAGCATATTCTTTGCCTTCGTGGTCTGTCCCCGCTTGACAAGGATAGGCGTATAAGTCACCGAACCTCCGGAACCGGAAACAATCGTCTCATCCTCGGGATTGGGATTAGTTATGATGTCGTAGGGGTCTGACAAGTCCATCACCGTCTGCGTGTCAAGGCCTATCAGATTGCCGCCCTGCGACACCTCCACCTTAAAGATGCCCGTAGTGTCAACCAGGCTGTCCGTAACGGTCAGACTCTTGCCGGTCTGGTCGACGAGTGTCTGCCAGGCACCGTTAACCATCCTGGACCACTTGTAGGTTAGTCCGGAGGTGATCTCTGACGCTCCACGTCTCGCCATTGCCGTGAGAACGACACTGCCTCCCTTCTCACGGATGGCAAAGTATTTGTCATCTCCGGAAACGATGGTCACCACGTTCTGGTTGCCCACACCCTTGGTGATAGGGATGCTGTAAACGAACTGCACCTCATCCGACACGTTGCCCACGGTCACCGTAGCCACCGCCTTGACGCTGCAGCTCGCACCGGACGACGCCTTCACCAGGTTCTTCACGATCTGAAGCCCGTAATAGTTCGTAGTGCCCGCCTTGTAGGGGATGTACTTGAAATGCCCCATCTCGCCGCCGAACGTGTTCGTGGAAACGTTGGATGTGAAGCTTATCAACACGTCATTGAAATACCACCTGATGGAAGAGGGCACCACACCCCCCTCAGCCACCCGTGAGGAGGTGAGAAGGAAGGAGAGCGTCGGCTTCATCGTGGTGAAGTCGGGGGCTATGTTTGTCGGAGCACCCGATTCACCATCATACTCTTGATAGAGGTCGCCTTTGTCGCACATAATCGCTGGCATGTAAACGCCAGACTTTTGCGAAAAGATTACCTGCCCGACCTTACTCGCTACGCTCATCGGTCACCTCCTCCCCGTCTTTATCCATGAAACCCTCCGGAGTGGCGACCTCCACCGGATCTTCCACGCCGTCTATCTCACCCTTGGCCTGCTGCGGGGAAAGGCACACGCCCCCGACTACTGCCGCCCGGTCGAATACCGTATCGCCGGGAAAGCCTGCCACATCGGCCCGCCATAACAGCACATTGCCGTCGGCAGTGCTGTTGCGGATTCCTGCCACTCCCAGCTTGTCCGCAACCTCTCTCGTCACTTTGATATAAAATGCCATACTGCTATCGATTAATGGTTAAACATCCCTTTTCCTTGCCACTATAAACTTACCGCTGTCATCCGTCACGTACTTGCCGTCAGATGTCACCACCGCCGCATACGGGCCCTTGTCAATCACCTTCAGCTGTAGCATCATGCCGTCGGTGCATGGGATGGAGGGCGAGTACCCGGCAGCGGCCAGCACGTATGAGGAGGCGCCGGCCGCCTTCGTGTACCATTCGCACTCAAGGATGGCCTGGGGATTGGGGACAATCCCTGCCGTATCACGGATGACCGGTTTCGGGTATATCATCTTGGTTCCGTCGGCCACCTGCTGCGGAAATCCCTCCCAGTCAATCTCGATGCTGGGAATACGCCTGCGGATGGTGGTGGAGACATAGTCTATGTCACTGTCCGGCTTGGATGAAGGAGCACCGTCCTTCGAGTACGATGCTTTCACGACGTAGGTCTGTTCGTGGCCGATATAGTCCCGGTCTATGGTAAGCACGTTCTTTGTCAGTGATACGAACTCCCAGTCATTGTCGCCGTTACCGTCGGTAATCTGCTCCAGTGCGCCCGTATTCAGCTTCCGATAGAAGAAGAACTTGCACTTGTTGGTTGCTGTGACATCTACATCACCGACAAGCAGTCTGGCGGTGATGGCCTGCCTGGCAATGTCCCGACACGGGTTCCAGTCAAGTGCCGACGGAGAGTCGACCATCAGCTTAGGTTGCGCCTCGCTGCCGTCAACGGCGCGGACAAGACGGCTGAAACGGTAGACGTGCGTCTGTCCAGTACGCTTCACATCGACATACTCGGCGTAGAACTCCAGTGTTACCGGACTGCCGGGAACGGTATTCTTTTTCACTTGTATCTTACCCTTCTCGGCTCCGGTCTCGGTAATGACATAGCTCTTGTTGGCAGATGTAATCAATGTCCGTACACCGTTCAAGCGCTCGTACCACTTCATGTTGACCAATGACGCGTTGACCGCACCCACCTTGACCACCGCATCCGGGTCGGTGGCATTGCACCGGGGGAACAGCGTCAGGGGGGTAAGCGTGTAGTCCGGAGTGTACTCGGCCTTGTCAGCCTGGTACACCTGCACGTCCGGCACGCTGCCGACAACCTCTATCCCGCCGCTGGTCTGGAGAGGGCGGTAGTTGACCTCTATCTTCTTCTGTATAGTCTGCATAATTAGAAAGTTATATAATTCATTGTCTCATAATTGTTCTGCCCGTCACGCAGCAATACCCGTGCGATGAACTTGCACCCGGTCATGTTCATATAGTCGGGGCCGAGGTCGTTGACCGTCAGCGGCAGTGACTTGCCGGTTTCCGCGTGTGCGACCGCCCAGGCGTTGTCCTCGGTGACGTTGCCCGTATCGCGCGTCCACTCCACATCACTGTCAAGGATATGCGCCGTAACGTCACGGTTGTACAGCTCACCGGTAATGGTGAGGGTGGTCGCAAAACGCTCCGCATCGAAGTACCAGCCATTGGAGCTTTCTATATCGATGCTGAAATCCGGATTGCCCTCGACCATTGCCCAGCCCGCTGCTCCGTACTTCGGTTCGTCGGTAGTGCCGGAAACAAGACACATCCACTTGCATCCGTAGTGCCACACGGTATCGTACATCATCACACGTACGGTCTCGGTCTGTGCCTCGCGGTCGGCTTGGTAGGGTTCTGCTCCGGTGGCGGTCTCCATGTTCCACTCTCCGCGGTCGTTGGCGATGCGGGGCAATACGCCTTGGAAGTCGATGCGGTGGATGTCCTGCGCTACCAATCCCCGGACGTAGATATAAGAGTGCAGGTAGTTGATGGGCAGGTTGTCGAACAGAGACAGATGCTTCAGCCTGCCGACGATCACCGAATAGTTGCTTTCCTCAAGGACGGGTTTTGTGACCCCGTTAAGCATGCAGATACAATGCTCACGGGATGACAGATACCAATAACCCTGCCGTTCAGTATCAACCGGGTTGCCACGGTGTGATAATATCATCAACGGCTCAGGAGGATAATTCTTGCCACCCGGCACCTCGCTATCAGGGTACATCACAGCGTTGAGCATATTGGCTGAGATGTCAACATGCAAGACACGTAGCCAGGAGGTATAATACTTGCCGCCACCTGATGTAAGGTCATTGACAACACCATATACAACATCGTTTTCTGCCAGTGCAGTAAAGTCGTTATCCCACCGTTTCTTCATCTTCAGGCTGTATGTGCCGTCTTCAAGCTGCGATACACTTTCGATGGTACCAGACTCGGAGAAGGAATAGTCGCTCTCCATGGCAGAGAGACGGTTGAAGATAAGTTCAAGGACAGTAAGGGAATCGCGGACTTCAAGGCGTTCAAACTGCGCGCGGCCGTCAGGGAATATTCCGGCACCCTTGCCCGCGACCATCGAGTCGATAAACTCGCCGAACTTCAACAGAAAATTTGTGCCGTCAGCTCGATCTTTCCTCAGAAAAATCTTCTCCAATTCTTCAGGGGAGTATTTGGATAACAGATTCAAGATTCCGACCAGCGTGCGTCCAACCCTCTCTGCGGTATTCTCTCCCTCAGAAGAGGCGTTCCTTATCTGTAGAGCAAGTTTCCTTAATATGTCAAGTGTATCAGGCATTATTCACCAAGTACTCTAAAAGTTACACGATTAGCATTAATCCCTCCACTTCCCCTATACAGCGGAAAGTCTTTTTTGTTATCATTCAAATACCGAACACATTCTTTCATATACCTATCAGCAACAGAGAAAGCATCATTATAAGCCATAAGTTTCTCCTTAAAATCAGAACGCGATGAATATTCGTTATCTTTATTGACAAATCCAAAACGGGTGACATTTCCATCTCCATTTTTCACGATACGAGCATAGGTATAATATGCCAATGTCGTTTTCAGCCCTACAAAGGAACGTTTTCCTCCACATTCTATGGTATAAGAACTACCATTAAGCAACTCACTATAATTTTCCGGATGTTCTTTCACATCTAAGAATAAAGCATCACCCAAAGCTGACTTCAAATCAATGTTCTCCGACTCCCGAATATATGCCTCTATCTTTTCCGTATCGATGTGTATTGACATCGTACGAGCCAACTTATAGACCTCATCTGTTGTTATTAGACATCGCAGCATTTCTTATATATTTAAGAGGTTGTACACTAAAGTCATTGGAAGGATTGAGAGGTTCATACCAATGCGCAAAAATTTTCTGAAAAGCCCGTTCAATCATGCGTTGTTGCTTTGACACAATAGAGTTATAGTATTCAAAAGCATCTTCCAATATATCCCCAGAAAAACCGACCTTACCAATCCGGATACAATACCAAGGCTCCTGCCCGAAAGCCGAATAAATACGTTCAACCACACTGGCATCAGTAACGGTAAACTCCTTATCATAATTTTTAGGACTAATATCCACAAACTCCGGTTTTTCTTCATCAGATTCCAAGGTTACCTCTAAGACCTTTGTCGCATTGGTGTCTCCTTGTAATTGCACGATAGTATCAGAAAAACCAGTATCTTCATTAGTCCTATCCTCTTTTATAGGATTTCCGTTTTCATCAAAACGTACCGAAGAAGCACCTTTCTTTGTAATTATCATCCCGGAAGGCATGAAGTTACAACGCACATTACGATACTTCACATTGGCTAATCCCTCATCCGTACTCATTTCCGTAATCACACGG